TGCCAGCGATACAGCCGTATGACCGAATGCTAGTGCGAATTGCAGAGTCGTGGATGTCGTTGCCACGGCTGCGCCGGTATTCACTGCATCCACCAGAATGCCGGTGATAACCAGGCGACGGCCTGGGACGTTGGCAGTGGGGAGCGGAACACCGTATTCAGACCAGATACCGTCAGTTACAGCAGCAGCGGCAGCAGTGACAACGCCCTGACCACCCAATCCGCCCGGCAAGTTAGCCGTCAATGCAGTGTTGGAAGGCGCAGCAGCCGTGGGATTGGTGCTGTTGACATAGGTAGCCAAGCCACCCATGGTGCCGCCCGACAAGCCTTGGTAGGAGCCGAACAGACGGTTGCCCGTCTGAGCCAGTGTGCTGGAGTAGTTCGCACCGCCGACACGCACAGAGTACGCATTGAGCGAAGCCTGCACCGCAGCACCGGCAGCACCGCCAGTGATACGCTGCATGAAGAAAGCCTTGAGGCCAGCGCCCATGTTAACCCGGCCAGTGCCCGTAGGTAATGCCAGAGAACCCATCAACCATGTGTTTGTGCCGTCACTGACCCAGAAGTTAGCGCTGATGGCGTTGGTGTAGACGATGAACTGGTAGCGCTTGTTGTTGGTGTAGGTGAACGTGCCGGTGTTGTTGAAGCTCGTCCAGACACCGGTAGATGTTTCTGTACCGTTGAAGGACACAACACCTTGGAAGCCCGATGCACTGGCCCGCACGAAGATGCCATCAGGCGGTGCTACAGTGGCGGACACGATGTTGGTCGTGAAGCCAAACTCGACAAAGTTGTTAGCCGTAGGCTGCTGACTGAACGAAACCTCAAAGTCCCCCGACAGAGTTTGCGAACCGCTGTTGGGGAAGCTTGCGTACGTTTGCAGCGCGTAGCCGGTAGTGGTCGTGGTGATCGATCCGCTGTTTGTAGTGAACTGGCCGGCAGTCCAAGTAGCGGCCATCGTGGTGCTGACGGACTGGTGCTTACCGGTATTCTGCGCGGTGTAGTTGAAGTTTTCTTCATCGACCAACGTATCCTGCGCGACACGTGTACGGTAGTCGCCATCCAGCTCAGGGCTGACCAGCAGAGGCACGCCAGTGATCTTGCCTGCGTCCAGCTCAGTCTGAATACGCACATTGCCCACGTTCAGCGGGTTGGTGTATGCGTCCAGCTCGGACGTGATCTTCAGCTGATTGGCCGCGTTGACTTCGGCCTTGTTGCCGGATGTACCGCCAACGATATTTGAATCGAGTGCCATTTGTTACTCCTTAATCTGCCCAGACCCAGCGCAGCTTCCACTTGCCTTGCAGCTTGTGCACTGAGCGCCCGTAAAGCGTAAACCCCGTACCTGCCGTGGGTGTCCCGCATGTGAATGACGCGAATTGCGGCAGGTACCGGTGGTCTGCGGCGGTGTGCAGCGTGTCGGATGACACGTCATCTGCCATGACCCATGACTCCACCTTGCTGGTCGCGCTGATGCCCGTCTGGCCGGTCACGGCGATACTCGCCTCGTTGGCTCCGGGGAATGCCCCGAAGTCAATCTCCGCAACGCCTGTGCCGGTTGCCATACGTTACGCGATGCGAATCAGCGAAGTGCTATCTCCGACAGCTGGCATATTGACCGTGAATGTGCCGTTGGTCGAAGTGATGTCCGAGCCAAAGTTCAACACGGCTACTGCTTTGTTGGACTTTGAGCTGTTGTAGATGAGCGCGCCGCGTGCCGTGATCGTAGAGGACGGCCAAGACGGAGCAGTAAAGTCAAGACGAGCAGTCGTTGTGCCGGTCACTGAAAAGCCGGACAGGGTAGTTCCTGCGGCTGTGTATCCAGTGCCAGACACCTCGTTGGTTGCAGAGTACGCCGTGGTGGTGGCATCCAGGGTAGCCGTAGAGGTGTAAAGCGCAATTTTGTACACGTCAGCAGCAGCGTGGGTGCCTCCGACGATTTCCGATTTCCACGAATTGCAGACTGCTGCAGTGATGGCCATTACGCGCTCCTTCCGGTTTGTTTGTTGCTGACTGTGTTAGCGTCTTGGCCACCCTTCGGATTTCCGCCGGGGAACAGTTGCGCTCCATGGACCTCGCCATTGGGGCCACGGTTGAATTGTACGCTAGCCTGCGGGCCTTGCGCCTGCTGGGCTTGCTGCTCTTGCTGGGCCTGCTGCTGAGCTTCTTGCTCTTTCTGCATCATTTCCAGCTTTTCCTTGCTTGGGATGATGTCGTCTATGGGCATGTTGAGCCCCTTGGCAACTTCGCGAAGGATGGCCGCGCGGCCTGGGATGCCGACGATCTGGCTGTCCATCGGGTTCGATGTAGCCTGCAAGAACTCCATGCGGCGGACGTTTTCCTGCTCTTTCGTGGCCAGCTGAATGGCACCCTTGGGGCAAGTCTGCGAGTCGCCTTTGATGGAGTCATCGTCCACGTAGCGCATGTTCCAGTCATACTGGGCTTCCACAGCGGGGCCAATGACATCCATGTCAAGGTGCATGATCACTTGGCGGATACCCTTGCCGGCCGAGCCCATGAGCATGGACAAGCCAGAAGCTGTGCGGCCCGCACCGCCTACGTTCATGTCTCCGTAGACGTACGCCGGAATGCCGGATTGGTCATCTGCCAGCTTGGTGAAGTGGGTGTACACCATCATCAGCTCTTGCGCGTTGCTTTGCGGCTGGTTGAAACGCACGGCTGGCTGGCCAGAACCCATGGGGTCGTTGGTGACCTGGAACACGCGCCAAGGTGTGAGCGTGGTGACTTCTTCGTCGGCCGGCAGCCGGTCCACGTTGACTTCCACCATCGGGCCAGAGGCTAGGCCCATGTTGTTCACCAGAGCGCGCGCAGCAGCGTTGCACATGTTCTGGATGTCGTCGATCAGCTCCGGGATGCCGGTGCCCCACAAAGCGCCTGGGCGCTTCACAAAGGAGCTGGTGTAGTACGGGTTGCGACCCAGCGGGTCGTAGTTCATCGTGGCTTTGATGACCCAGCGGTCGATCAGCCACGCATTGCAGTCGTATTCTTTGTCCGGGTCTGGCACTTCGTCTTCAGTCATGCCCCACTCCAGCAGTTTGCTGCCGGGGACCTTGCCCGTGAACTCAAGCGCATCTACGGTAGCCGTGGGGCGGTCCCAGATGTTGTACTTCTGTTCGAGTGTGGCTTTAGTCTGCTCGTTGGGGTTCAGCCATGTACCAGTCGAGCTGTACGGCATGTTCTCCAGGACCTGGGAGATGGCATCGTCGTCATACCCAGGCACGCCCTTGAGGGCAGCCAGCTCAGGGCGCGAGAGGCGGTGGTGCTCGAACACGAAACCTTCTTTGATGCTGGTCACGCCCGGCTCTGGGTAGATGCGGTACGGGTCCACGCGGGTGTATGTGGGCACCAGCTCTTCGGTCACATCGGGGGCGTACTTGCCGTCAGGACCTTGCACCCATTTCATCTTGCGCTGCTTGCGCACGACCGGGCCCTTAAGGAAGGCGTTGGGGTACGTCACCAGGTCGGAAATAAACGCATTGAACCCCTCAACCATGCCGCCTTCGGCAAACTGGTCTTCGATGAGGGTCTGCATGGCGTCGGACGTTTCTTGCGCCTCTTCCATGATTTCAGTTCGCACTTCCTGGATGGCGAGCTCTTTCATTTCCTCTTGCGCTTCGGCGTCTTGCGGCTGGCCAGACTGCATCTGGGCCATGACTTTCTGGCTGAACGAGTCAGTGATGCGCTGCGAGTCTTCCGGGTTGATGTCCGGGCGCGGTGACGGAGACACCAGGAAAGGAATCTTCCCGTCTTCCAGCAAGATGTCGCGCAGCCATGACTCGGCGCCACGGCACTTGGTCTCGGTGACCATCATGTAAACGCTGGAGCCGCCTTGCTTGGCAATGGCGTTCTGGATCGTCTGTTCGTATTCGCCGTTGCGCTGACGCAAGGCCTTGAACATTTTTGTCTCTATGGGGAGTTTGGCCCGCTTGGCGGGCTCCCACAGGCGGCGCAGGTGTCCGGCGAGTCCCTGGATCAACGGGTCATTCTGCCGATCCATTGCAGCGGACTCCGCCGTTTGGCGGGCGTCCATCTGCGAATTGTTCTCTATCCGAACAAGCCCGGCCATTACTTGACCTTGGCTACGAGCTGATTACCCTGGTTAAATCCAGTGCCCATGGCAGCAGAAGCGCCACCGCCGGTCAGGATATTGCCACCGGGTTTGAGGCCGCCTTTTACTGCCGAACCGGTATCTGTCGTGCCGCCTGCAGCTGCGAACTCGTCGCCCTGGTTGTAACCGCTGGCTGCGTTTGCTGCGTCGGTCGTGGGGCCAAAATGACCGCCTACGCGCACATCACCGCCGGCTTTGGGGCTGCCTGCCATGCGGGGGCTGGAGTCACCTGTAGCGCGAACGCCTGCGATTTGAGCGCCCTGGTTGTAGCCGCCTGCGGTGGCTGAAGCTGCAGGGCCGCCGACAGAACCGAGGGTCTTGTACTGTTGAGAGTTGGATTCCATAAAATTCTCCTAAAGACCCACGGCGGGCCACTAGCACTATAACAGATCAGCGAGGGGTTGCGTCCGGCATGGTGCCGAACGGTTTGAACGGGGGGTTTGGCTTTTTGGGCGCTGGGCCGTGGCCGATTTGGCCACCGTCGGCAAACCGAATGCCGGTTTTGGGGTCCACCATGGTCGATGGCGCGGAGGCGGCAGGCGCTGCGCCAGTGGCCTGATCCACAGCAGATTCGATTTTCGCGCCACGGGTTTTGAGGTCCTGGGCTGCTTGGCCGGCTTTTCCGCCGCTGAGCGCTTGGCCGTAGAACCGCAGGGTGTCTGCGAGCGTCACGGGGACTACCGGGCTGTTACCTTTTTGTAAAACTTCGGCCATGGCGCAGACTCCTGATTGCAAAAAATATCACGACGATGACCCCCACGGGGAGGTACCCGAGCTCGTACCCTACGATGAGGGGCAGTACGGTGGCTGTGGGGTTCATGCCCCTATTCTAAGTCCAACCGGAGGCGTTTGCAACGCGAACCGGTCGTCGTTTGCCGCCCATCGCTGATGAGAGTGCACCGCTGTCCACCCCGAGGCAGCCGTATTGCAGGGCATCGGCGGCGTGCGAATGCTCGTCTTTCAGGGGTTCGGTCTCGTAACTGCCGTCCTTTTTGCGCCGGTATTTGTACCCGCCATACATGCCGGCGATCAGGTGTTTCATTCCGTCGGACGTTTCCGGGCTGGAGAACAGCAGCGCTGCGGCTCCGTTGACTTGGCCACTCAGGAGCTTTTCCACCGATGCGATTCGTTTCGTGGGGTCGTTGGTCGGTGCCCTGAAGCTGCGCAGCCCTTCTTCGCGGAAGATGTCTTCGACGTTTTGCTCGTTGAGCTGGCTACGTGCCCAGCCGGCCGGGTCGCCGCAGATCAGGTACTTGTTCGCTGGAAATTTGCGTGAGAGCAGCGGTTTGACGTGTTCTCGCAGAAACCCCTGGAGGCCCAGGTTAGTGACGTACAGGGCGTCAAGCACAAGCACCCGCCCGCGCGCGTCTCGTTGCAAGAACACCGCAGCCGGGGTCCGCCCGAAGTCCATGCCGATGATGATGGGGTACTGGTCGTACTCGATGTGGCGCAGCACGGTGGGCGATACGTGGTATTCCCGCACGAAACTTTTCTCGTACACCGGCTTGCCCACCAGTGAGCGGCCGTACTCTCCGTGCACATGCACCCGGATGAAGTCCTCCGTGGCACCGTCCATCATGTCTTCGTAGTAGGTAGCGCCCAGGTTTTCCCGGTTCTCTGCCAGCGGGCTCAAACCGCTGGGTTGCCGAAACATTTCCCAGCCCTTGGGCTTCATGACTTCAAACTGCTCATACAGCCAAGAATCCTCACTTGGAGGGTTGGTATCCAGGATCAGGCCTGACCAATATTGGGGCGGCTTTCCGGTTTTAGGATCGTCCGCGAGCATTGACTTGCTGGGGTAGCGAGGCATCCGGGAGCGGGCCGCAATGATCAGCTCCGGGTGCACTTCCCGCGCTTCGTTGATAAACGCGCCCGTAAGTTCTAAGGACAGCAGCTTGCGCTGGTCATCTGGCGTATCCAGTGGAAGAAACAGGATTTCTGCATCGATGTCCCCGACTTTCAGGTTAAACACCTTGTCTGAGACTTTCCAA